GCTGTTCAAATTCGCCAACGGTGGTGCGGGCAACCTAGGCCTGATGGGCGAGGCCGGCCCCGAGGCAATCATCCCCCTCAAGCGCGGCCGCGACGGCAAGCTGGGCGTCGTAGCGAGCGGCTCCGACGTTGGCGGTGGCGGGGGGACTAACGTGGTTGTGAATGTTGACGCCAGTGGTAGTCAGGTGCAGGGCGACGACAATCGCGGTCAACAGCTTGGTCGCGCTGTCGCTGCTGCAGTGCAACAAGAGCTGATCAAGCAGAAACGTCCTGGAGGCTTACTTGCCTAATGGCTACTTTTTCTTATGTCCCTGACCGTCCTGCTACCGAAAGTTCAGCACCCCGTGTAAGCCAAGTAAGGCTTGGTACATACGAGGAACGAACAACATTCGGTATCAACCCGTTTCGCGACACATGGGATGTAAAATTTAGTAACCGGAGTACATCAGATATTGCGGGCATTACTACGTTTCTCAAAGCGCGTGATGGTTTGGAAACATTCGTATGGACGACCCCATTTAGCGAAACTGCGCAGTTCATATGCACAAAGTGGGCTACTCGGCTCGAGTCCTGCAGTTACAGCACTGTTGAGGCTAAATTTGAGTTGCGTTATGAGCCCACCGGCTCAAACATCGCAACACCGGCCGGAATTGCGACCACGTTTACGTGGATTCCAGATTTCACTGCTGAGCAGAATTACGAATCAAACACACGCACTTTTCAATTCGGAGAAGGTTACACACACAGGCTAAAACTTGGACTTAATGCTCAGAATGAGACTTGGAATCTGCAATTCCGCAGCCGTACTAATGTAGAGCGCGACCAGATAAGACTGTTCCTTCGCCAGGCCCGTGGTACTACAGCTTTTACATGGACTGATCCTATTACAGCTGTAACTGGCAAGTACGTGTGCAGCGAATGGAGTACCCAGTATAATAATCACAACAACAACGACGTTCAAGCCGCATTTATGAGGGTATTCGAGCCATGACAGTCCCCGTCTCAGCTTTACAGGAAGTAGCGCCCGGCGCTGTCATTGAGTTGTTCGAGCTGGAGCTGAACCTAGCGCAGCACGGCATCAGCGAGATCCGCCGTTTTCACGCTGGCACCAGCCTTAACAACAACGGCGAAGTGGTTTGGAACGGCAATAGTTACGAGCGGTTTCCTATTGAAGCCGAAGGTTTTGAGTACAGCGGCAACGGGCAGCTACCGAGGCCAAAAGTCCGCGTAAGTAACATCTTGAACGCAATTACAACATTGCTAGCAAATTTGCCCGATGGCTTGGAAGGTGCCAAGTTTACGCGCATTCGCACCCTAGCCCGCTACATCGACGCTATCAACTTTCCCGGCGGTGTAAGTCCATACAGTCCCGATCCCACAGCTGAGTTCCCACGCGAGATCTACTACGTCGATCGCAAGACGATTGAGAACCGCAACGTAGTGGAATTTGAGCTGGCGGCAGCGTTTGACCTTGCTGGCGTCAGCGCACCAAAGAGGCAGTGCATCGCCAATATCTGCCAGTGGATCTACAAGTCCACCGAGTGCAGCTACTCGCCTGTCGCTAGTTTCACTGGTACCTACAGCCGCACAGCCACGACTGTCACGATCACAGCTACATCGCACGGATTGATCGCTGGTGATCAGGTGTGGCTTGATTTCACTAGCGGGTTAGCGGTAGACGGTTTCTACACCGTGGTCACCGCTGCCACCAACACCTTCACAATCACCACCGCTGCCAGCGGAACCACCAGCGGCAACGTGACTGCTACGCAGTGGTATGACGCAGAAAACCGGCCGGTCTACCTATCAACCAGCGACAACTGCGCCAAGCGGTTGAGTAATTGCCAAACCCGCTTCGGCGCCACAGCTGAGTTACCCTTCGGCTCCTTTCCAGGCATTGGGACATACCTCGGATGACCTGGCGCACCACGGCACTTGAACACGCCCAGACCCAGGATCCCCGTGAGGCGTGCGGATTGGTGGTCATCGTCAAAGGCCGTGAGATGTATTGGCCTTGCCGTAATCTGAGCACCGGCACCGATCAGTTCATCCTCGACCCCGACGACTACGCCGCCGCAGAAGACAAGGGCGAAATTCTTGCAGTGGTGCATTCGCACCCCATGACCCCACCTACACCCAGCCAACCGGACCTGATGGGTTGCGAGGCCAGCGGCCTGCCGTGGTACATCGTCAACCCCAAGACCGAATCATGGGGCGCATGCCGGCCATCCGGCTACCGTGCTCCACTGATCGGCAGGCAATGGACATGGGGCATCAGCGATTGCTGGACCTTGGCCCGCGATTGGTACACCGAGCATGGCCTGCGCTTGCGCGACTGGGATCGTCCACTGACGCCAGAGCACTTTGAAGCCACGCCGCTGTTTGACGACTGCTGGCGTGAAGCCGGTTTTTGTGTGCTGGAGGAAGAAGACACACTACAAAAAGGTGACTTCCTGCTGATGAACATCAGTGGCTCAGGCTTAAACCACTGCGGCGTGTACATCGGCGACAGCATGGTGCTACATCACATCCGCGGCCGACTGAGCAGCCGCGACCTTTACGGCGGCGGTGGTTGGCTGCAAAAATGCACAGGCCGTAGATTGCGACACCCGAAGTTCGTTACCATGGGTGGAGGCTGAGCAGGGCGATGCTGCGTAAAATCCGCGTCTACGGCCGACTCGCCAAATTCCTAGATAGGCGCGTATTTGAGGCGGATGTAGCCAGCGCAGCCGAAGCAGTTCGTTTTTTGGTGACCAACTTCCCGAAGCTGGAGCGCCATATGGCTGACCAGCATTACCGCGTGAGCGTGGGCGGCTATGACCTAGCGCTCGAGGAACTTCACGATCCTGCTGGGCAACAGGAAATCAAGGTAATACCCGTACTGGTCGGTGCTGGAGGTGGCACGGGGAAAATTTTGGCTGGCATCGGCTTGATTGCGTTGTCTTTTCTTCTGCCTGGCGCTGGTGCTTTTGGTACGTTTAGCATTTTTGGACAAGCTGCAACAGCCGGAGGCATCTTGACCGGCATCGGCACTGCAGCAAGCATTATCGGCGCCAGCCTGGTACTCGGCGGCGTATCACAGCTGCTAACACCGGTTCCAAAGGTCAATCAGCTTACCGGTGGTACTGCTGCGAACACCGACCAGGATCCACGCAAGTCCTACAGCTTTTCAGGCATCCAGCAGACTAGCCGGCAAGGCGTACCTGTTCCCATCGTGTACGGCGAGACACTGGTGGGCTCAGTGGTGATCTCGGCAGGCATCGACACCGTGCAGGTGTACGGCTGATGGCACGCATCTACGGCGCCGGCGGTGGCGGTGGCGGCAAAGGTGGCGGTGGTGGTGGTGGAGCACAGGCGCAGCCCGTACCACGCACGCCTGTCACAGAGCCCGACAGCCTTAATTCCAAGCAGTACGCCCAAGTCCTTGACCTGCTCAGCGAAGGCGAAATCCAAGGACTCAAAAACGGTTATCAGTCTATTTTTCTTGACAACACACCTTTACAGAGCCCTAGCGGTACCTACAACTTTCAAAACGTCACAGTTGCCACACGCAATGGCACCCAAGATCAGGAGTATATCCCTGGCTCCGTCGATATTGAAGACGAGAAACCTGTTGGCGTTGAGGTGCAATACGCCGCCCCAGTCGTCAAAACCATTAGCGATCCACTGGTAAACGCAGTTCGCGTTACCATTACAGTCCCGCAACTACAGACCTTCACAAACGAAGGCGACATATACGGCTCCCAAGTCGGCCTGCGTATATACGTCAACTACAACGGTGGCGGTGACACACTAGCCATAACCGACACTATTGTCGGACGCACTGCCGACGCCTACCAGCGCGACTACTTAGTCAATCTTGATCCCATCTATCCACTTACTATCAAAGTAGAGCGGGATAGGCCGGACAGTACAGACACAAAAGTCGTCAACGCATTCAACTGGACCTCGTACACAGAGATTATCTACGCAAAGCTCAGGTACCCGAATAGCGCTTTGGTTTGGCTGCGTGTTGATGCTGAGCAGTTCAACAGCATCCCATCACGCTCTTACCTAATCCGTGGCATCAAGGTGCGGATCCCCAGCAATGCCACCGTTGACTCAACAACCGGACGGTTGATCTACAGCGGTATCTGGGAGGACTTCCAGTTCGGCGCTGCGCAATGGTGTAGCGATCCTGCGTGGATCCTATGGGACTTGCTCACCGCACGCTACGGATTCGGAGATCACATAGACGCCGCGCAGCTTGATAAGGCCGCCTTCTACGCCGCCAGCCGATATTGCTCCGAGTTAGTCCCTGACGGCTTCGGCAAACAGGAGCCGCGTTTCTCCTGCAACGTCAACATCCAAACCGCAGAAGATGCGTACAAGCTGATCAACGACATGTGCAGCGTTATGCGTTGCATGCCGTTTTGGAGCACTGGCGCATTAACCATCAGCCAAGACAAGCCCGCAGATACTGCTTACTTATTTACGCTAGCCAATGTCACCGAAGAAGGTTTTACTTATCAAGGTGCCAGCCGCAAGACACGACCTAATGTTTGCGTCGTAAGCTACCTTGACCTGAAAAGCCGCGACACCGCTTACGAGGTAGTCGAGGACTCAGAAGCTATCCAAAAGTACGGCGCGGTAAGAACTGAAATCAGCGCCTTTGCCTGCACCAGTCGCGGGCAGGCTTACCGCATTGGTGAGTGGCTTCTTTACTCTGAACGCTACGAAGGTGAAATTATCAGCTTCACTGCGTCCATCGAAGCTGGCGTACTGGTGCGCCCTGGGCAAATCATTGAAGTAGCAGATCCTGTAAAAGCTGACGGCCGTCGTGGTGGCCGCATCTCTGCTGCAACAACCACTGCCATCACCGTGGATGACGCTACTGGACTGACAGCAGCAGGCGCTGATCTGTCTGTGATCATGCCTGATGGCAGCGTCCAGACGCGCACCATCGCAACCAACGGTATCGCCGGTAATGTGATCACCGTCAGTACAGCGTTCTCTGTAGCACCCAACGTCAACAGCGTCTGGATCTACCAGACCAGCGACATCCAGACCTCGACCTGGCGGGTGCTCACTGTACAAGAACAAGACGGCGCCACCTATGCCATCAGCGCCGTTGCCTACAACGCGAGCAAGTACAACTACATTGAGCGCGGTACTGCTCTAGAACAGCGTGACATCACCAACTTGAACGAACCTGCAGGCACACCTAAGGCGCTGACATTCCGCGAAGTCTTATACGAAGAAGCGGGCCAAGTTCTTTCCAAGCTCATCATCAGCTGGCTGGCGCCTATTAACGAACGCGGCAAAGTAACTGCCGTCAAGTATCGCGTGCAATGGCGCAGACAAGACGGCAACTGGACGCAGGACACAATGACCACGCAAGAGTACGTCATCTACGACACCACTCCAGGCGACTACGAAGTTCTTATTTACGGACTAAATGCCGGAGGATTCCCTTCTGCAGTAGCAGCTCGCTTAGACGTATCCGCCCGTGGCAGGTTAGCTGAGCCAGCTGGTGTACAAAATCTCACGCTTGAACAAATCAGCGCCAACTCAGCCCGGTTGCGCTGGGATGCTACTGACGACCTAGACGTAAAAGTAGGTGGCCGCGTACACATCCGTCACACCAGCATCACAGACGGCACTGGCTCGTGGACTAATTCGCAGGATCTCATCCCTGCAGTACCTGGTTACAGCACCGAGGCAACTGTGCCAATGGTCGAGGGTGAATACATAGTCAAGTTTGAAGACAGCAGCGGCAAGCAAAGTCTTGCCGAGGCCAGTGTCATCGTTGATCTGCCTGACCCACTCAGCGCCTTTCTTGTGCTGGATAGACGCGAAGACACAACCGACCCGCCATTTCAAGGTGAATTTACCAATCTGTTCTACAGCACCGAATACGACGCCGCTGTGCTTGGCGGGTCCGCACTGTTTGACCCTATTCCCGATTTTGATCTTGTATTAGATCTGGACTACTACGGCGACATCGCCACCACCGGCTCCTACGTCTTCAGCGAAGTGCTGGATCTGGGGGCCAAGTATTCACTCGATCTGCGCCGCTACCTAGTTGCTGGCGGTTTCTACCCATCTGACTTGATCGACGAACGCAACGATTTAATCGACACATGGGTGGACTTTGAAGGTGCCGTGGCCGACCAAGTGAACTCCAAGGTCTGCGTGCGCACCACCGACGACGACCCCACCGCCTCTCCCACCTGGAGCGACTACCAAGAGTTTGGCAACGGCACCTTTACCGCGCGAGCCTTCCAGTTCAAGCTTGATGCCGCTGCCTTTACGTTGTCCCAAGCATTCGCCTGCTACGAGCTGGGATACAAGGCATCTTTCCAGCGGCGCATTGAAAGCTCGGTGGTTGCAGTACAAAGCGGCGCTGGCACCAAGAGCATCACCTTTGACAACCCCTACTGGACTGGCACGGCGGCGCTGGGCGGAGTTAATACAGTTTTGCCGTCCATCGGCATTACCGCCCAAAACCTGCAATCCGGCGACTATTTCAACGTAACCAACGTCACCAAAAACGGCTTTGATGTGACCTTCCGCAACATCAGCGGAACTGCAGTAGATCGCCTGTTTGCGTGGTCGGCGCTAGGATACGGCAAAGGCGCATAATCCATGGCCACGTACGACTGGGTGGGCACGGACATAATCCCAAACGGAAGTGGTTCGGCTGTACGCGCCGACCTGAATGACGCCTTCCTGGCGCTGTTCTCGCAAAACAGCAGCGCTACGGCGCCGACCACAACTGTCGGGTACATGCTGTGGGCGGACAGCAACGCGGGATATCTGAAAATCCGTGACAGCTCCAACCCCGGACTTTGGTACAACCTGTTCACGCTCACAGGCGAGTGGTCTCCCCTGAAGCTGGTCAACGGCACGGCTGCTGCCCCATCGCTGCAGTTCACTAGTAGTGGTACTGATACCGGGCTCTACAGCCCCGGCATCGACCAAGTAGCTATCACCACAGCCGGCGTCCAGCGCGTCAACTTCAACGGCTCCACCGAGGTGGTATTCAATGATGGCGGCGCTGATGTTGACTTCAGGATTGAAGGCGACACGAAGCCAAACCTGTTCAAGGTTGATGCGGGCACAGATGCAGTCAGTATTGACGGTGACTTTTCGGTTACCGGCAATCTTTCTGGCACGATTAGACAAAGTACGGCAGTTGCTTCGACATCAGGAACTGCGATTGATTTCACCAGCATCCCGAGTTGGGTGAAGCGGGTGACGGTCATGTTTCAGGGGGTGAGTACGAGCGGGACAAGTCAGCTTTTGATTAGATTAGGAACAGGCTCGGGTCCAGCGTATGTAAGTACAGGCTACATTGGCTACGCTTTTAATACATCATCCAATGCCGCTGCAGGTGCTTCTGTTACATCAGGTGTTCCAATAAGTAACAGCCCTGTTGCCACTGGAAATTACAGTGGGATGGCAACTATTGCGACACTTGGCTCAAATGCTTGGGCTGCTACCTCCTACTTGGGTGGAGACAACACGCAGGGAACTGGGGGTGGCGGTTCAATTTCACTAGGTGCCGCTCTGACTGCCATCCGCATCACCACCGTCAACGGCACCGACACCTTTGACGCCGGTTCGATCAACATTCTCTACGAGGGCTGATCCATGCATCGCATTGTTGTCAATGTTCAAACTGGCAAACAGGAAACCATTCCGCTGACTGCCGAAGAGATCGCTGAGATTGAAGCACGTCCACAACCCGAACCAGCCCCAGTGCTCACCACTAAGCAAAAGCTGGAAGCGGCTGGCTTGACCGTTGCAGAATTGAAAGAGCTTCTTGGCCTGAGTTGATCATGGCAATCTCCCCCGGCACCTACAACATCAGCCTGCAGCGCCGGGCGGACTACAGCATCACGCTGCAGTTCAAGGACAGCAACGACGCGCCCATCAACCTGACCGGCTGGATCGTCGCC